CAATTCCAGCTTTAACGTGTGCAGGTGTTCCTTTCTCAAAACTAGCAATTGATGAACCTGTTTTCCAACTACCATCATCATATTTACTCAATTCTTTAATTGCACCACCTTTTGCAATTTGATTAACAGGAAGGGTTGGTAAACTTTTCTTAAAGGCTAATAATGTATCATCAATATAATCATGGTCTTTACCCATTAAGATATCTTTTAACATTGTAGACATAAACTTCTGAAATGCTTTGGGAAATGAACTTCTAACTACATCCAATCCTTTCACATCCAACTTATCACATGGAATACCATTCTTTAAAATCATCCATTGTGCGTATCGTTTCTTTGCTACCCAAAATCCTGCTTTGCTGATATATTCCTTTTTAATTTCAAATCTATGTTTATCTTTTGGAATAAAGAAAAATCTCTCTGCCAATAAGTCGTAGAATGAGTTTAAGAATGTTTGTGTTTCGGTTGCAATATTATCTACCTCAACTGCCATTCTCTTTTCATCAAATGTTTTATATTCTGGGTATCTATGTTTTACCAAAGGTTCTGCCATCATATAAATTGAGTCAGTATCAATGTAAACATTATAGTCGTCAGTTGTTTCTAATTCTTTCCAATACTTTCTATTTGCCATCTCAGCCGTTTTTTTAATTACGACTTGTCCTGTTAGGGTTACTGCCTCCGCATTATCAACATCATAGAAACGAAATGCAGGTAAACCCAACACACCATACATTGAGTTCAATAAGATTTTTTGAACTAATTGTCTTTTACCATAGAATTCATATTTTTCCGTATCACCTGCCTCACCATATTTCTTTTCCAATTTACGGAATTCAACTCTTTGTTTAAACCATGTGTCCAAAATGTCTGCAATCAAACCAGGAGTATCTTGTGAATATAATACACCGTTTGATGCAACACCTAAATTACTATCTTTAATAACTTCTTCCAATTCTTGTTTAGTATAATCATACATTTCACCATCTTTTCCAATCAACCTATAATCGGTTTCTCCACCTTTAATATATTTCTCTGCATCCCAATTTTCAATTTTACCAATTTTTGTCTCAGGACTGATGTTTAGGGTCATAATGATTGATGGGTATAGTGATGTCAAATCCAAATCATAAATCCAATCGTATTTTCCAACGATGGGTTCTTTTACATATGCTCCAATGAATTTTTCCTCATTATTATCTCTTAATGCCTGCATTCTTTCATTTCTATCCTTTGGTTTATTTGTTGCAACCAATCCTTGTTTCTTTAAGTATGCTAAACATGCTCCCTCTAAGAATTTTGACGAATAAATGTAATCTTCGTATGGAACAAATCCCGCGTGACATATCGCACGACATAAATCAATAAACTTTAACTTCTCATCCATTGATACCACCAAGTCCACATCGACAATGTTATACTCAATAAATTTTTCCAAATCGTTTACAAACAAATCATCCAAACTTCCTTCATATTCAATCTTACCTCTACCCAACTCTTTTGTTGCGATATGATTGAGTGTATATGAACTTTCCAAACCATAGTTGTAATTTTTGTATAATTTGATGTAATCCAAAACGGATACCCCACCGAAACTAAACTTCTCTCTATATGGTGACCAGTATGCCTGTCCTATTCTCGACAATCTTTTTGCATGACTTTCTCCACATACATTTTTAAGTCTATTATACAAATAGGGAATATCAAAGAAATCTATATTCCACCCTGTAAGAATAGTCGGGTCAACTTCCTGGTAATAATTAAGGAAAGCAAGTAAGAGATTTTTCTCGTTATCGAAAATGTGTAGAGTAACTTCTCTCCCATCTTTGTTAAAGTTTTTGGCATTGTTTTTAACTATTTTGTCTTTGTCTAATACGAATACATCATATAATTTAGTTGCACCATCATGTGCAGCAATTGCGGTAATTTCGTTTTGTGCTTCTTTTGTGTTTGGGAGTCCTGATATCATTTCAACCTCAATGTCAAAAGTCAATACTCTATGTCCTACGGATGGTATGTCGTTATCGTATATGTCAACCAATACTCTCGTTGTTTCTGGAACATCAGATTCAAATAGGTCATCACTTTCATCATTATCCCATTTTGAAATACGAGTAAGTTTGTCACCATACATTGAACGATATTGTCCGTATGGGTCTTTCTTATATGCATACTTTCGATATGGCATTGTTTGATATCCATTTTTGTCATCCCACAAATGTATGAGATTTTTTGTTCTTTCGTAAAATATATTCTGATAAATAACTACCTCCTTTTTATTTTTGTTTACAATTTTTTCCGTTTTGATGTCTACTCAAATTAGTTCTCATCTCTTTACCACACACTTCACACTTTAACATTGGTCTAATTCTTTTTTTAGCAGCTTCTGACATTTTTTGTTTGGTTTCTTTTGATTTTGGATTTTTTAACCATTTATAATCATATAAACCTTCTGCATGTTTTTCTTTTAATTTTACAGAGTGGTTTTCTCTTTTTTTATCTCTCCAATATCCAATTTTGCCAGATTGTGCTTCTGATTTGTGTTTTATCCACTCATCATATTCATATTGTGTAAATCCTTTTCTGGTATTTCCACCATTTCCACCTTCTGTCATATTCGTTAGATTTTCCATTCCAATCTCTTTTATGATACTCATTTCCAATTGAAGTGCTTCTTCATCTGTAATGTTCTCTTTTATCAATTGTGCAGTAAAACCACCATCTTTTTTTACTATTCTTTTCCAATATTCATTTCTTTTATCGGCGGAATACATTCTATCACCCTTTCCTTTTCCAATATAAAAAATAGAACCATCTTTTAATCTAATGTGTTTGTAAACATAATATTCCATAATCATTCTTTGTAATAAATATTACATTTTCGTAATAAATGTTATTATCTCCCCACTTCTTTTAAGTATTTTTCTTTACATTGTTCCCATGTCATTCCAATCACATCTGAATAAAATAATATTTCAGGTTTAATTCTATTATCATTATACAATGTGGTATATCTTTTTATCGCCTTATCTTTCCACCATTGAATACTATATTCATCACCTTTTGCAAATCTATCGTTCAACTTTAATTGTGTCTCATCTATTTTACTACATAAATATGCATTACCATTTTCGTACATTTGTGCAAAATATACACCTCTTTTAAATCCGTGATTATAGTGTGTAGTTTTAATATTCAACTCTCTAAAAATCATATTAAGGACATTTTGTTTTGGTCCTGTTGAGTTAATTGCCTTTTCGTATTTCTCTGGATATTTTACCTTAATGTATTGATGCCAAACATCATAATACTTATCATCTGGTTTGATACTAATCATTCCTTTTGACTCACCCAATGTTTTGAAATGTGGAATACCATTGTACATTGACGATGCACCATACAATGCAGTCGTTCCTACCCCTACTAATATATTATTATACTTCTTATACCAATAATCTCTAATGACAGGAGAAGTGGTCATAGTTGCAATTAACTTACCACCTAACATATTATATCCAAATGGTTGAACTGATACAATAGTAGTTGCAATTGTGGTATTATTTAATTTACCGTTTACAAATTTATCATCTTTTGTCCATCCAATAAATTCATCTCTAACACCCAAACTGGTAATATCACTACCCAAACTTATTAGTCCCAATATCTTTCCAGTCAGTTTATCTTTAACATATATTTTAACATTACGACCTGGATTTGCAGTAAAGTCCATTGTGTGAATTAACTTACGAATATCAGACCATTTACCAGACTCTTTCGGGTCTTCTACTATTTCAACATATGGTTCTAAAGATTGTATTTCTTTAATTGTTAAATCGTAATTTGTCAAATCGGTTGGTGTCCATAATAAATCATAATAAGATTGTATTATAGGCAATTTCATCATACTGGTATGTAAATCCTGATTCCATTCTATCCACTTTTTATAAAGTGTTTGTTCTTCAACCGACATTTCGGATATATAATCTAAATTAGATACTAATTCTTTTTTATTACCTTCAAAGTCAAATGTAGTTGTATCTTTTCCTGTTTCCCAAA